TGTCTGAACTAAGAAGTCATTTGAAACAACTACTCGCCTAAATCCGTATTCATCTTTGTATCGGTCGTTATAATACTTATTGTATTGGTCATCGTCTTTTTGTTGGTGAAACTCTAAAGTTTTAAAATCGAGCGCACCCATAGGAAGGATGTTGATTTCTTTTGATACGTCTAACTTATCTGTAAGGTCGATAGTAGTGGTATTATAAAAAGTATCTCTCGGCTCAATGATTAACTTCTTATCGTCTATTTGGTCAGGTTCAAAGTAAAGGTTAAACATATTAATCAATGACACGAGTAAATCTTTTTGTTTAGTGTCTTGAGGTAGGGCGTTGCTTAATGAAATTGATGAGCCATAATTATATTGCCCGTCTGTCGAGTTAAAGAAAGCAGAACCTGAATCGAACTTAACTTCTAATTCTGTGAAAGGGTCAAATATTACAGAGGTAAATGCAAACGACCATTCTACATAAAAAATATCATCTTCTAAATAATCGGTCAAATCTGATTGGAAGTTTATTGTAAACTCTTTAGTTGAATTGGTAGTTATCGACCCAGTCCATTCGATTAATGGTGTAATAGTCTTTATAGTAGTTATCACTCCCGCCCTATCTCTAACTATACGAGCGTAAAAGTAAAAGTTTGCACTGCTTCTTGTAAGTGCTGCAATGTATTTAGCAGTTACGTTTAACTCAGCCCTAAATATATAATTACCGCTATAACCCGATGGAATGACAAAGGTATTACCACTCACTCCCGTAGGGTCTGAATCTTTAACGGTTCTATTAAATGCTACAACCTGAGGAGTAGGGTTCGGAGTTAAGTAGGCGGTAGAACTTGTTCTGTCTAATTCAAATAACCTATCTTGTACTTCGGCTTCAGACATCTTGAATTTAGCACCCGTAAACGGAATGATTAATCTTTTGAATCTTTCTGAATCAAAAAAAGTACTTGAGTAACGATAACCCGCTTCACTAAATATTTTATCAACTAAAGTTTTTACATAAACTGCGGGATAGGTTTGGTCGTAGTAGTAGAAAATCTCACTCGGTTTAAACCCTCTGTCGATTAACGGATAAACATAACCTTCTCCTACGGGTGCAATCCATGACTCCTCTATATTCGTATCGTTCCAAATGTGGTTATAATCCGACAAATCTAAATCAGTAAGTTTTAAATCGCCTAAGTCTTGAAACAAATTAGCGTTTCGACCTATTACAATTACTTCGTAGTCGCATTTATATTCATCGAGTAGAATGATATTAGTTAATTGTAGATACCCTTTGATTTGAGGTATGCCATCTTTTAAAAGAATGCAGTTAACCTTTAAGTTAGGATTAAAGTCCGAAGTGAATTGACTTGTCGCAATGACTGAATGATTAATATCAAATATGTTACTAAAGATTTTATCATTGTTCTGAGTACCTGGAATCTTAATAGTCTTAGTAAAGTCCGATTGAGATTTGTCAGGCTCGTATAAGTCTTTAATTTCTTTAGTAAGTGGCAAAGGTTCATCATCGTATAAGTCTACGTTAAACCAAATATTATTCCCGTATATCTTTAATTCAGTTTTCATTATAGTGATTGTCTGTAACGATTGTATGAATACTCAAACCTTAAACTTAAATTATGTAACTGCCTACCATTGCCAAACTTTCTAATATCGTAATTCGTGTCAGTAATGTTTATAGCGATTAATCCCGTAGACTTTTCTAAAAAAACTATTGGACTTGTTAGTAAACCTTGCAACCATTCAGCCATAGTATCACTTACCCAATCCGAGTTAATCTCGATGGTATCCGTTAAAGTAGTTTGGTAGTTAGTCTTTAATCGGTCATTAATCGAGTAGTTTAGTGGCAGAACCTTTTTAAACTGAGTCCTATCTATCCCTATGCTTGCTAAATGTTCCTTGCTAAAGTTAAACGAATCCCACCCACCTAAGTTATTCAACCAATGTAATCTGTAAACCTCGTATTTATCCGAACATGATGATACGTTTATTCTCGTGGTACTTATAACCTCATCTACATCATTGAGTAATTCAATATCGTAGTAACCTGCTGAGATAGCAACAGAGTCTAAACTATAAGTAACTAAGAAACTCCAATCAATACCCACGTTAAATACCTTCCAAGTCCCACTCGTTACGCTTGAAGTCTTTCTATTAGGTCCAGCAGTAGCCACGTTAATAGATGCCACAATTCCATCAGGGTCATAATAACTTAAATAAACACTTTCACCTACTTTAATTGTTTGGGCTTCGGGTCGTTCGCTTAATATCACCCCATCCAATACGTTGTAATCTGCCATAATAGCAGGGATAAAATCTTCAAAGTCGAAGATTGAATTATAAACACTATTTGTCCCGCTACTTGGTGAACGCCTTAAATCTGCGTAGGTAGTCGGGATGCCCGATACATCATACACCTCACCAAATTGAACGTAGTAATCTGCTTGTGAGTTTGCATTCGCAGCCGATATAACCGAGTAAACATTTAGTAAATCGTAAGTGATGTAATTTTTCATTACGGGACTAATGTCAATCTGAATGGTATTAACTCCAGGTTGTTTTGGAAAAGCTAACCTACTAACCCTCGTACCGCTCACATAAATGTCGGCTAAATATTGAAAGTTACTTTGCCCTGCGTTTGTACTTGATACATTAAATACCATTTGATTGTATGCAGGTGCGTTAGCGTTCGGACTTGTTATAATTGCTATGCTCATTTTAAAACTTCTTTACTTGTATTTTAATTAATTGCCCCATTGCGGTTTGAATACTCTTTGTCAGTTCACGAGTTCGGATAGGGTTGTTTGCTTTCTCCTCAAACCTTACGGGCTTTATACCGCCTATCTTAGTTCGGACTGCTAATATCTTCGCTGCCCTCTCATGGTCGCTTATTGCCTTCTTTCTATCCTTACCCTTATAAGATAGTTTAGTTCCGTTCACATTCTTTATTCCTACTTGACTTGCCCATTGCATGAACGAACGAATCATTAAGGGAGGAGTATAGAGGTTTTTAAAAGCATATACCACTCCATCTCTTGACTTAATCGCACCTTTATTCTTTCGAGTACCTTTAACCCCATAGTTTACATACTTCCAATAATCTTTATTAGTGAAAGTAACTATTGTAATACTCGATGAGGTTTTAATCGGATAGGTATCTAAACTTTGAGCCAACTCACTTGAATAACCTCGTTTAGTCTTTTGCCCGATAGTCTTAGACATAATCTTTATACCTTCATTACAATGGGCTTGGAGTACCGCTTCGAGTGTGTTAGCTGATGCAGTTGTAAAGTTGTCAGTTGATTGACCATATCTTAGTGCGATTGCTGCTGCATCTTGATTGTTAGCCATATCTTAAACTCCTTTCATGTTCTGCCTTATCGTTTTCGTACTTGTCTTTATAGAACGTAACGGTATTGAGCAACTCGATTACATTCATTTTAAAGAAGTAATCCCACTTAGTCCTATCGTTATTGCTTAAATCATTCACGACTGCAATCCAACCCCATTTTTCTCTAAATGTTCCCTTACCTCCCGAGTTACCTTCTCCGCTTCCGTTACTAAATAGATTTGAATATTGTCGGCTAATGTCTTGAAGTACTCGCAAAAAAAAAGCATGATAGGGTATGCATCTTTAATTTTCATGTGATTATAAAAGAGGTCTGCCCGCTCTTTGTGAGTTTCACCCGAGTAGGGTAATTCCTTGAACCATCCACGCTCTACTGCTAAACTTGCTAAGATGTTATGAATGTTTTGGATAAGTTTAGTTTCGTCTTTACAAAAGAATGTTGAATCGATGTATTGCTCACCCGTTAAATCTTGTTGACGCCATTTAATTATCCATCTTTTCCCGCCTAACTTAAACTTCATGTTTACCTTTGAGTCGGTTGTTAGGGTATCGATTGAATCTAAACTCTTTAAACCTGCAACTAAATCACCAATCGGCATAGCTTCGACTTCTTCTAAAGTCTTACCCGATACCTCTGCATACATCTTCATCTTGCGGGTAACTGGGTCTTGTTCCAATTCCGCAATTAGTTTGCATTGTAAAAATTGTTTAATCGTTAAATTGTCGTAGCTTCTTATCATTACTCTTAAATAGAGTAACTAAAGTTTTTTGTTTATATCGAGGTGGTAGCATATTTTCCACGAGGTCGGTTGTTTAGCTTCATTAAAGCTACATATCTTAGCGGGTCGATAGTGTGGTTCATGTAGTCTATCGCCTTACCCGTAAACTTACCTTCCCTATCCTTTTCCCATTGATAACCCCTAAACTCTTTAATAGTATTTACGCTTCGTTTGGTTACGCATATCTCAAACCTCTTTAGTATGTCGATGCCTATCTTAATTGAATCAGCCCCTTTAACTGCTGCGTGTACGTTAAAACCTTGCCTTCTTAGTTCTTCTATACTCTTTGGCTCGGCACTATCGCAAATCAACTCTTTACGCCCAAAGTCTATTAACTTTAAGAAGTTGCCTATGTCATTATTAGTCATGTTGGTTCGGTACAATAACTCATCGACCCATATTTTACCCTCAGATTGCCAAACCCCTATTAAGGTTGTGGGGTCGTTTGTAAAACCAAAGTCCATTCCATACCCTATAAGTTTAGCTTCTTTCGGTATGTCATCAACTTGTTTCCAATTATCAAAGATGGTATCTTGTAAATTACCTACCTCGCCAAGTCCATAAACCTTCCACCAATTCGCCCAATAAGTTGAGGATTCACCTTTAGTCTTTGCGCTTTCAATGTCCTCGATTATCGTTTGTGGTAGGGCTTCGTTATCCTTATAGGTCAATACAAGTAGTTCGCTATCGTGTTCATTTAATAGTTCGGTATGCGCCCAGAACTCTGAGGTAGGGTTAAAGTCTAAATAAATATCCCCGCTTGTCCTTATAGCTAATTGATGATAAGATTCAAACGATATGTTATTAGCTTCGTTAATGTAAAGGATATTCCTTCTCGCACCCCTTAACTTACTTTCCTGCTCAGCACTAAAAAACTCAATGTAGCTACCATTACTAAACTTATATGTAAGTAGTGAGCGATTCCAATTTGCATCAATATATCGCCCCGTCATTTCCATTATTTTAATAAAGTCTTTCATTGCCCCACGTCTTAAATGTGGGATTGTTTCGGACACTACGGATATTTCTAAGTGTGGGGTCTTTGTAGCCTTGTCAATCAGAATGGGCAATATACCAAAAGTCTTTCCCGCACTTGTACCGCCTTGTACTATCTTTTTGCGTTTGGATAACTTTAGTATCTTATTGATTGCAGTCGTTCTCTTAAACATATACAAATATAACTTTAACTAAATTGAATTTATCATTTACTAATCTCTTTCTACATTTACACAAAATAAGATTCACTATTGTTTTTGTTAATTTCTATGTTTGGGTACACAAATTAGTCTGGCTTATTTTCAAATTTAGTTCTCACTAATTTCTGTTTTAACTTATAGAAATTAATCTCCACTAATTTTAAATTTAGTTGAAACTATTTTCTGTATTTAAAGACACAAATTAAGACCTCCTTATTTTTAAATTAGTGTCATCTATTTTCTGTGTGCGGATATAGAAATTAACATTGCCTTATTTTTATTTTAGTTAAAACTAATTTCTGCCATACAAGATAGAAATTAACAAAAACTATAACGAGTACTAATTTCTATATTTCACATGACAAATTAATATGCACTATTTTTAAAATAAGCGCAGTTAATTTGTGTCTACATGGTGAGCAATTCGCATTTTGCCTAATGTTTATGGGCTTTTCTTTTATCGTAAATTTACGATTAATTAACCTCATCAGGAAATAGTGGTTGCTCTTTTACGGTCATTTCGCTTTTCTCAGTCAACCCGTTTAATCGTTGTGTAATAGATGGATTGTATATGCCTGCCATACCTCCTTCGATTTGGTCTGTTCTGATAGCTTTTCTTATGCGTGAGCAGATAGTCAAATATTCTGCGTACTTGTTATCATAATTTGCAAAATAGTTGCTTAAATCGTTTATAATGCCGTTTTCAAAACACCATACTTCAAACCCGTCTAATGTCAAAGGTCTTTCCTTCTTCCTATTAACCTCATCGCCATCCTTACCGACAAAGTCTTGCACTAAGATAGGGTTTGATTTCTTCTCTTGCCTATACGCTTCAAAGTACTCCCACATCTTTTCGGGAGTTTCGATATATTTAGGTTTTCCCATTGTTAATCCTCCATATGCGGTTGTGTACCACATTAAATAAATAGTCAAAGTTTAGTTTATTGCCAAACGGTGGAAGGACTTCGTCTACTGCATTGCTCACAGATTCAATCCCTGCAAACATTCCAAAAGGTATTTTAAACCTATTAGCGCAATCGTCAACCACTAAAAAATCTTTAGTAAGTTTAGGATATACCTCTAAGTCCGATTTGATTACCTCGTATGTATGACCTCCATCTATGTAGACTATGTCAAACTTTAATTGGCTAACCTCCTGGATAATCTTTGGGTCGGTGCTTAATCCCCTAAAGATATTTAAGTGAGGTACGTTAAACTTTTTTTCAAGTGTGAATAAGTCCATAGGGTAATCACTATCCCAATGTCCATCGGTTGCATCTTGTGGGGTTACTCCGTAAACTTTAACATTCTTACCTGCTTGTTTAGCGAGTAATTGGATTAACGTAGTTGTTTGCCCTCTGAATACACCGATTTCTAAGAATGTAAACTCTTTCGGCATTTCATCCACTATCAACTTCCACATCCAATAAAATGACCTTTCACCAAACCCGAAAGCGTTTTGTTCTACAAAGTCCCGCAACTCTTTTAACTCGGCATTCTTATTTACCTCCTCACAGAATTTATCATGGATGTATGTATTCCATTGTTCCGTGTCGGTGTAAGTATGCTTTACATTTGTTAAACTCATCTTAGTAAAACGGTTATAGCTATTACAATAACTACTAAATAGACAATTACTCCGATTGCCTTTAATGCACTTGGTTTTTCTTCTTGATTGTTCATATTAATTCGTAAATAAAGTTCATGTTTGCTTTTCCGTTTCCATGAATAAAACATGGTTTAGTACCTAAGTTGGTAATCATTCGACCATTCGATATAATGTAATCTTCACCCTCGATTATTCCGCATAAGGTTTGGAAACTATTTCTTTCATAGTCTAAAGTTAATCCACGTTTAACTACTTGGTTGGTCATCCATCTTTGGTCATCATCTTCATTCCTTATCGGTTCTTCTCGCATTAGATGAAGGAATAAATCTCTTTCCATGTAGTAGCTGCCTGAGTTGCAAAAGTTAAACTTATGCGAAGATAATGGATATTCGTTTACTCGGTTTGCATCTGGCCAACAATTAATCTCAGCACTTATTAAACTTGGTGAATTGATTTTACTCTTAAACTCCTCAGGCGTTGCAAGTGCAAAGGTATCGTACCCATCTAAAAAAATGAAGTCTTTAATCTCATTGGTTTCTAAATATCGGTAGAGTTCGTTTAGTTTAGTTCCAAACCCTCTCCAACTTGCTTGGATAATTTCGTGTTCCCATCCGAAATGGTCAAGACTTCTAATAAGTTCTCTTGCTCGGTTGCGGTCGTCTACAACTGATATTACTTTCATAGTTCTACTTTAATAGATAGTTCACCCGTTAATAATTTACTTTTCATCAAATTAAACTCTGCCATATCTTTAGCAGCGATATTTCTTTTCTCTTGCCAATAAGGAGTTTCTTTAGTATCTATGTGGTCAATCTCGATATGAGGTAGGAATGAATTTTTAAACCCTGCTAACTTACAACGTACACCTGCTAAAGTGTCATCGAACCCATATAATCCAGGTTGCATTAATCCGCCTATCTTGTCTATTAATCGGTAGTTATACATTTGACAAGTACCCATCACATGGTCGACATCTTCAACAATTATCCACCTTTCACCATTTGAATGGGGTAACATTCTTAAAGTGCTTTTAAATTGGTCGTTGCGTGTAGGGTTCTCTAACAAGTCTTTTCTCTTAAGTCCTAAGATACCTATCGACTTATCCCGCTCGATTGCTTCTTCCATTTCATCTACCCAATTAAATGAAAGTATATCTACATCGTTATCAATCTTAATAAGATGCTGATTTGGTTTTCTGTGTTTCCATGCTCGATTGATAGCTTTAGCAGTTCCGATGTTCTCGGATAAAGAGATAAGGGTTAAGTTAAACATATTTACAAAGTCTGCAATAATATCTTTAGTTTCTTGGCAAGAGTTATTATCGACAATTATGATTTCATGTTTGCTTAAATCTACCGTTTCAGTTAAACATTCTAAAGTCTTATGAGTATATTTACTCCTTTGGTTTTCTTCGGTATCATATACCGCCATTGCTATAAGTGCCATATTTACTTTGCTTTAGGTCTACCAATCTTTTTAACTTCCTCAACTTGTGGATGGTCTTTCTCATAATTGTTTAGCCACCTCGCTAAGTTTCTCAGCACTTCGATATTACACCCCGAACAATTACCAGGTCGAATACCCGTTAAGTTTGTTTGAATCTCTTTAAGTTTAAGTAGTTGTTGCGGTTGACCTACCCAATCCGATTCATTGATAAAGATTTGAAGTAACTGATAAAGCGTGAATCGTTCGCCCTCATCCTTCTTTAATAGTTCGTAGATTTCTTCCCAACTCATTATGTTCATATTTTAAATATTAATCTTTTTACAATAATCGAAAGATACGCCCCAAACCCACCTAATGCAAGTGAATGTATAAACACTTCACTCGATGGGATAAAGTGCGCTATAAGTGATAAAAACACCACAGACCAAAACGATAGACATACTATACAATTAAAAGGTTTAAAGTCTAACCACTTTGGAAATGGTAAAGGGTTGATGTGATAAAATGCAACCCATAAAAAAGCTATTCCTAATATCATAAGTTTAAATAAGTTTTATGTCTAACCTCTGCGATTCTCTCCATGTGATATACTTGCACATCCTCGTATAGTTGTGCGGATAAATCCTCGACTAAGTTAGGATTGTTAATAAGTTTAACCATGTGTTTGTACCAGTCGTTTTTGTGTTTAACGACTAAACAATTCTTACCATGTTCAAGTAAAGGAGTATAGGGATAAACATCTGATATGATTACTGCCTTACGTTTAAATCCCGCTTCAAGTAGTTTGAGGTTCGACTTCATGTTATTAAATCGATTGTTCCTTAATGGGATTAAACTTACATTGATATGGTCGTAAAATTCTGCATAGCCTACTACATCCCTTGCGGGATAAAGAATAAATGAACCTTCTTTGGCTTTACCTTTACAACATAACACTCCCGCTATTGCACTACTTGTTTGGTCTGTCCCATCGTAACCACCATACACAACTCTAAACTTATCGTTCATAGTTTCATCGGTGTATAAAGAAAGTAAAGCATCGTGAACCAATAGAACATCTTCAAAGTGGGTAATTGAACCACTCCAACCGAATTGCAATTTATCAAAGTTAGCGGGTTTTACCTCAAATTGACCTTCTGGCAAAATTCCGTTTGGTACTACGAATACGTTTTTATTACCTAACTCTTGTTGAATTGCGCTGCCTAATAACTCGTGAGTGGTTGTAACTGCATGAGCGTTTTTGATTCCTAAAATAATCTGTTCGGCATGGTTCATTTGTTTAGCTGCACCATGTAGTAAATGCCAATTAGGTAACTTGTAATCATCGTCTAAGTCGATAACATATTTAGTCTTAGCTTGCTTTAACTTGTCTATTACTGATTGTTGGTTGCCCGTTTTAGATAAGAAACGATTTGCCACAACTAAATCAAATTCACTTAAGAACTCAACTTCAACTGAATCAATCTCGTTTATCATACTTACATCAGCATCCTCGAACACTTGCCCCATTATATTATGTGGCATTACTATTCTGTGATAGTCTACACCCGAGTACTTCGGATGTGATGGAACAACTATTAATATTTTCAAATCTCTTTTGCTTTAAGTTTTAATTTTTCTCGTACCGCTCGAAGTGCTGAATAACTTATTCCCGTTGCCCGTTGAACCTTTTTCATATCGCCAAGTTCGTTGTAAAGTAATACTACTCTATTCTCAAATTCATTAAGGCTTAACATAAATCTCTCGGCTTCCCTCATTAGTCTTTCGTTACTTACTTCTGATTCACCGCCTAAGTCTAATTCATGTTCATTCTTTAAGACTATTGAGCCTAACTTACCACGTTTAGACATAATGTTAAACGCTACTCGATAAAACCAAAAGTTTAAATACTTTGGTTCAGGTAATCTGTGTTCGGGTATTGTCAATAATTCCACGCAGGTTTCTTGGTAAATGTCCTCCGCATAAGATAGGTTTATCTTGTAGCAAATTCGTTTGAAGTTACTATCTGATACAACTATCTTTAGCAGTTCATCTCTCATTAACCCGCTTGTTCGTTTGGGATGGGTTCTTGTTTAGGAAGTTGCTTTCTTGACTTTCTGTACTCGGTCATAATTACCGCAATACTTCCAAGTGATGTAGTTGTATTACCTGGATTCGCTTCTTTAATCTTCGAGTAAATTACCGCTCGTTTAGTAATCCCCTCATCCATGAGGTTAAATACTTGTTGTTTTATTGTGTTCATTGTTTAATATGATTAATCACCCCATTACTATCAGGTTCGTTCCAAACCCTTTTTTTGTTTATCTTTAACTTTTCCGAAATGGCATTACAAATATCTTCATAACTCATTCCATCGGCTTTAGCTGCACCCATAAGTAAGATAAAGCAATCGGCAAATTCTAAATGCTTTTCATTATGACCATATCTTACTGCATAATACGCTTCTTTAACTTCTTGTTCTAAATGGTTTAATAACCCTTGCGTTTCAATTACTTCAAACGTAGATTCTTGCCAATCCGTTACCTCTTTGAATAAATCTTGGTTCATAGTTTAGTATTTACCTCACAAAATTCAACTAAACTATTTACTAAACAATGCACACAACTAAACTTTTTTAGCCTGATTTATAGCAACTTATAGAAATGTTTAGTTTATTTGCTTGCAAGTGCTTGCAGGTATGACCTAAAAGACTACCTTTGAATCCACAATCACGATAATTATGAAAGCAAAAATTAAAACCAAAAGCAACTACCAAAATTTAAACGGACAATGGTTGCAAGTAAAAGAAATTTTAGGCACAAGAGTTACTTGCTTAAATTTTAGTCAAGAGTTTCAAAAAATGATCTCAATTGACTTTACATTAAAAGAAATTGCTGAATTTAAAAATTAACCAACGGGGGAGCAATCCCCCACTAAACCAAATACACATGACCAAACAACCCGAACCAATCAGTATGATGGGCAAACGTAAAACCCAATCATTCAGAATCGACGAGAACCTTATCAACTTGGTTTCTCTCATTCAAACTCGAATTAATGAAAAACGTAGTGCAGCACAAGGGTCAATCACTAAAGACCAACTTGCTAACGATGCGTTAAAACTTTTAGTTACTCACTATAAAAATAACGGATTGATATGAAAACACTTGAAACCAAATTAGTAACGTGGATTGAAGGTTTAATTAACCCGCCACAACCTAAACCGCAACCAAAGGATAATATCTTAACCGATTACCTGGTGATGAGATTAAACCGACTGATTGCATTGCGTGAATTAGCCCGTAAAGAAGCTACTCAATGCGTTAGGGAGGATAGACCTTATTCAACCTATAAGATTATGCAAGCCGACTATCTCATTAAAGAGGTAACAGATAGACTTAACTCAAGACCTTATACAACTATTTATTCAATGAATTAAACATGACACAACTAAACGAACTAATCAACAAGCACATTGATTCAATCCGCTTCAATGGATGCAACCTAACTAAAGAAATGCTTACCCTTATGTTTGATGGAGTGGTGGCATTGGCGAAAATTCAAGAATCGTTTGAGATTAATCAAAGGTATCTTGAATCTATTGGAACTGCTTTTGGGCATGGTGGTAATGACCAAGTTAACACAATCGGGCAACATATTACAGAACCTGCCGAACCCGTTTTTATACAACCTAATGAAATGGTTAAGGGGAAATGGTATAAAGCATATTTATTAGTTACTAATAGCTTTTGGGTATTTAAATTTGTTGATATTGATAACAATAAAGTAAATAGCAAAGAATCTGTTAATATTGAATCGGGTAACGCATATAACGGATATAGCGGTTTATCTTTGTTAGAAAATATCAGCCAAATCCGCCCTGCCACAATAGAAGAAGTTACTAAGTTTTTCCCGAACGAGTTCGATTCAAATGTTACTGAACACCCTAATAAATACTAATATGAGCGAACAAAATTTAACCCATTGGAAAAAATTAACCAACCCTAATTATATTGGGGCTGAAATTCTACAACCTGGACAAGAACTTAAACTAACTATTGATAAAGTAGTAAGGGAACAAGTTAAGACCGCAGAAGGTACGCAGGAATGTACGGTAGCCTATTTCAAAGGCGGACAAAAAGGAATGATTATTAACAAAACAAACGCAAAGATTATCTCTAAAGTTTTAGATACCCCTTTCATTGAACAATGGATAGGAAAGAGTATAATCATTTACGCTGCTAAAGTTAAAGCGTTTGGGGATATGGTTGAAGCGTTAAGAGTAAAAAATCAAAAAGTATGAGCCACAATCCAAATGACTTATTCGACCCTGAAAGGTTCGGACTTATTACGGGTTCGGTTTGTAGCCCGTTATTCCCTAAAAAATCTGCCGAAGTAGGACAAAGGAACTTAGCCAAGAAATTAGCGAATCAAATGTTTTTTAGATTTTACGATAATGTTTCTACTTGGCAAACTGAACATGGTCATAATTGCGAAAGTTCAGCCTTTGAATACTATAAGAGTAGATTTGATAGTACCGCAGAATACACCCCACAATTCAAAAGGTTAGAAAATTGGGGCGGACAAGCCGACTGCATTTGTGAAAATAATGGAGTTGACTTCAAGTGTCCCACTACCTTAGAGGGTTGGTTAGATTATCTTCACGAAGGAATATCAGACCAACAATTCCACCAAAGCCAGATGTATATGTTTTTGTATGGTAAAAAAGTTTGGCATATTTGCGCCTACCTAATGGAAACAGAACGAATGACTAACAATGGCGAAGTTTATCCAATAGAATGGACTGAACGAATGATAATCGTTAAAGTGGAACAAGACCCCACATGGGTAGAGAAACTCATTGAAATCACACCTAAAATAGTTGAAATGAGAAATTTCTACTATAACAAGTTAAAAGAACAATTTACACAACCAATAAATTAAAATTATGCAAATCGAAGCGAATCTATTAGAATTAACTCCCCTCGAATCGGGGACAAGTAAAGCAGGTAAAGACTATGTTAAATGTTTAGCGATAGTCGAAACATTAGGTCAATATCCTAAAAAAATAGCCATTGAACTTTTTGGAACTGAAACGATTGAGAAGGTTACTGAATTACGTTTGGGGCAATCTTATAAATGGGATGTCAATGTAGAATCTCGTGAATCAAATGGTAAATGGTATACAACTATTAAACTTTGGAGGGTGCAATAATGACAAAAGTAACAATATTGGGGCAAAGTGAACCCGAACAAAAAGAATTAAAGCCGATTGAGTTTCTTTATTATCTTTCAGGCGCATTACCATATTCATGCCCATCAGAATCAAAACCAGGCAGCTATAAAAACATAGAATTGATT